TGCTCGATCTTCTTGCGCTCAGGTTTTTTGCTATTCGAGGGTAGGTTTGGGCGAATGGGTGCGTTAGCCAAGGTGGCTCCTTTCGAAAAAAAGGGGGGGGCCGGCGGCGCAAGGAGATGAGGCTAAGTTGGCTTTACTGGAAAACCAGAAAGCTTTGGTTGACGGTACGGCTGTCGGCCAGTTGGTTTCAGACCGCCAAGCCTTAATGGCGTTGCTCTCGCTCATCAACAACAAGCAAGAAGCCGCACGACTGCAGCAAGGACAAGCCAACGCCGCCGGTGCAGTAGATGGGGCTTATCAATTTGTGGCCGAAGGCTCCGGATTCAAAAAAGAACAGCTCAAAACGGCATACAGCGAAGCTGAATATGGCGCATTCTCAAGCTTTACCGACATGGTGGCCAATAAGCTTAAAGGTATTGCCGACTGGGCCAGAGGTAATCAGGAAGCCGCGCAGACAGCGGTGGCGGCGGGTCAAGGGGCTGCGGCAGTATCCGCAACTGTGGGGACAAGCTCAATGGTAAGCGGCGGATGGCGGTTCTTCCAAGGCGGTCAAGGTGTTGCCGGTGCCGGTCGTTTTCTGCCTGCTGCAGGCTCAATGGGTGCCTTTACTTTAGGTGCTGCTCCGTTGGCCGCTATGGGCGGCGTAACACATTTGGCAGCGCAACGGGATAAATATGACGACTGGAGTAAACCGTTGGTGGCCTTCGCCGACCGCTTGCAGTCGTTTTTGCCTGATTTTATGTCGTCTGCCAAAAACGAATACATGAGCAAACGGGAGGAATTGGGTGGGAATAACTCTCCGCTCGACAGCCCTGTTCTCAAAGAGAGTATGGCGCAGCTCAGTCAATCCGCACAAACCAATCAGCAAGCCAGCCAACAGTATGTCACAGCGGCAACTGAAAATCAGGCTGCAACCGCCCAGCTTACCAATGCGGCCTCCCAGATGACTGCGGCGGCGGCGCAAATGCAGGCGGCGGCAGGTAAGCCTATACCCGTTACGGTCACCGTTCAAAACGGCAATATTATGGCCTATATCAATCAAGCGGCGGCGCGTGCGGCAGCTAAAAATTAAGGATCCGTATGAGTTGGAAAGATACTTTACTTGATGCCAGTTTCAAGGGTGTCGGCTTTGATGTAATAGATGATACGTTGCGTGGCACGCACGCCTTGGCCGAACACGAATACCCGTTTGTTCAGGGTTCGGACATTGAGGACACGGGCGTATCGGCAATGGATATGAGCCTGACGGCGGTATTGTGGGGGGATGATTATGAAAGCAGGCTGCAAAGCCTGTTAGGTGTTTTGCGGGAGACTGGTGCGGGTGAGCTTATCCACCCGATTTACGGCAGCGTGCCCGATTGCGTGGTGGCTGATTTTGAAGCCGCACATAATGAAGAAAACCCCGATTACTGTACGGTGCGGATGACCTTTAAGCAAAGTGTCAAAGCCGCCCCGTTCTTTGACCGTGAATTGCCGTCTGCACTGGCCGATGAAATCGACTGGCTGGCAGATTTGGCCTCATGGCAGGGTTTTGAAGTGTTTCAGACGGCCTTGGGCAAGATTCAGAAGGCGCAAAGCCGTTGGAACGCATTTCATGCCACAGTATTGACGGCAGTCGGCGTTATGTATGGTCAGGTAAACGGGGTATTTACCGGCTCCATGAATCTCCTTAACAGCCCGCGCGTATTGGTGGCCGAGTTGAAATCAGTATTCGGTGTATTGGCAAATATGCACGTCGTCGGCAAAAGTGGGCTGGATGGATGGCGCGATATGGTTGGCGGGGTGTCAAAAGCCGCCGCTACGCCGTGGCAGGTAAGTCGCGGGACAGAAGGCAGTGTTTCGGCAATCGATTTGATTCAGCGTGCAAAGGTTGAAGATGTCGCTGCTTTTACAGCGTTCACCGCAACTGTTGGAGCGTGTGCTTTGGCAGAACAGGCCGCAGATATTCTGGCAACACAAATTGATGCGCCAACTTTAACGCCGGTGGAAATCTCTCGCCTATTATCCGATACCCATGCTGCTTTGCAACGCACGCTGGCCGCAAACCGTATTTTGGCGATGATGTTGGCAGATGAGGCAAAGGCCGAGAAGATGGCTTATTCCCTGCTAAGGTTATACCAAACGCCGGCAGACAGTGCTGATGATGTGTATCGCCGCATTGAGGCTGCCGGCCTGTTGCCGCAAACACCATATCTTGAAACTGCCGCCGAACTGACTGAAAGTTTGCGTGATACGGCGCACAAGCTGCAAAAACAGGCTTTTGCCGTTTTGAATATGCGCCCTCCGTTAGTGCAGAAAATTGTAGGACGTGATACCAGCCTGCATCTGTTGGCGTTTGAATGGTATGGCGATTACAGCCGTTTTGGCGAGTTATTGCGTCTGAATCCGCAAATCCGTCATCCGAACTTTCTCAGTAAAGGAGAGGTGTTGAATGCCTACGCCAAATAATACCGTCACTCTGATGATTAACGGCAAAACTCATGGGCAGTGGACGAATTACGACATCGTTTCCGACCTGCTCACACCCGCCGATGACTTTTCAGTCACGCTTGGCCGTCCGGTAGATGCCGTTCCGACTGCAGTAAAAGAAGGCGATAAAGTAGAAGTCCGCGTCGGTGGGGATACGGTATTAAGCGGCCGTATCGACCGTGTGCACACTACGACGGAGAAAGGCAATAAAACGCTGACCATTCAAGGCCGTGATGATGCCGGTATCCTGTTGGATTGTTCTGCGCCGTTGTTTAATGCGCAGGATATGGATTTAAACCAAATTATTGAAAAAATCGTCAAGCCTTTGGGTTTGTCAAAAATCCGTATCGATGCAGCCAAAACCAATAAAACCCATAAAGTTCAAATCGAGCCTGGAAGCCGTGCATGGGATGCCTTGACACAATATGCCGAAGCCAACGGGGTATGGCCTTGGATGGAGCCTGACGGCACGTTGGTTGTCGGTGGCCCCGACTACACCACGGCACCTGTTGCCGAGTTGGTCTTACGGGTCAGTGGCGACAATAACAATATCAAGCGCCTGGAAGTCGAGCGCAATATGGCTGCTCGGTACAGTGAGGTCACGGTATTGGGACAAAGCCATACCGGCAAGCACAATATCAAAGCGACGGTGAAAGATGAATCCCTTAAGCTGAGCCGGCCTTTAATCGTGACAGAGCCTGATGTTGACAGTCAGGCGGAAGCGGAACGTAAAGCGAAGAAACGCCTGGCGGACAGCCGCTTGGAAGGCTTGACCATCACTGCGGTGGTACAGGGACACCGAACCGATGACGGTACATTGTGGCAACCAGGTCAGCGAATCAATGTATTGAGCGAACCGGACGGCATTGACGCAGTGTATTTCCTGATGGCGAGAACCTTTGTCGGAGGCAGAGGCCAAGGCACGGAAACCATATTAACGCTTAAAGAAGACGGTGCATGGGTGTTGGATGCAGATCCTCCTAAGAAAAAACAAGGCGCAGGCAAAAAAGACGGCGGGAAATCTGCACACAAGCCGTCTGAAAATAGAAAAGCCAACGGTCAAGCACCAGTCAAGCCGAAGAAACGCCGTCAGGCTAAAAAGCCAAAACAGGAATTGCAGGTTATTTAAATGGATATTAAAACCATAGATAAGCGTATCAAACAGGCGTTTAACACTGTCCGGCAGGGCTTTCGCGGAAAGGTTGCCAGAGTCCAGGCAGGTGGCGGTGTGCAAAAAATCCAAGTCGAAGGCTTGGACGGCGAAACCGTGCAAGACTTGGAGCATGCCGAAAACTTCGGCTTTACCAGCAATCCGCCTGCCGGCAGTGATTGCGTTGTTGTGCCGCTGGGCGGTAAAACCAGCCACGGTATTATCGTTACCACGACAAACGGCGCGTACCGCATTACCGGTTTATCTGATGGCGAAACGGCGGTTTATAACGCTGACGGTGCCAAGATGGTGTTAAAAAAGGGGCGCGTCATTGAGATTGACTGCGATAAATTAAATATTAAAGCACCTAGCGGCGTAAATATCACTTCAGAAAAGGTCGAATGTTCGGCGGTGTTGACTGCGCAAGGTCAAATCAACGGCAATGGCGGTATGGCCGTGCAAGGCGGTAGCGGTACGACATTTACCGGCAACGTGGACATGGTTGGCGATTTGAATACTACCGGCGCATTAACCAACAACGGTAAAGATGTCGGCAGCACCCACAAGCACACTGAGACCAACGGTTCGGAAACCGGAGAAGTCATTTAAACTGGTTTTAAAGGCCGTCTAAGAATCCTTATTGGTTTTTTAGGCGGCTTCTATATTTGTCTGACATCAATCCACTCAAAGAAAGAGCGGCCCCAAACCCAAAATCAAGGGTGGGGGCCTTTTTCCAACCCCCAACAAAGGGGCCAGGGGGGCAAAAAAACCCCCCCCGTTCCGGGGTGCTTTTTTGTTTTCAGACGGCCTTAGAAGTTATTTGTCTTCATTGACT